ATGCACTATCCTGTTACCCTAACCCCTGATACAGACGGCTTTTGCGTTACTTTTCGTGACATTCCAGAAGCCATCAGCCAAGGCGATACCACGGACGAAGCCCTAGACATGGCACAAGATGCCTTAATGGTCGCCATGGAGTTTTATTTTGAAGATAACCGAGCCGTACCAATGCCAAGCTAAGCACAAGATGGCGAGCATTTGGTTAGCTTGCCACCGTCTGTATGGGTAAAGGTGTTACTGCTTAACGAAATGATTGCCCAAAATGTCAGCCAAGCTGAGCTTGCCAAAAGAATGGGCATTGTGCCACAAAGTCTAACCCGCCTTGTGGATTTATCGCACACCACCAAAATTGACACCCTTGCCAATGCTTTTGCCAAATTGGGTAAGCAGTTACAAGTTGGTTTGGTTTGATGCTTGATGACGCACCACCATCGCCGTGCGTCTTTGCCAATTGTCCCCATAAATCTCACGCACGCTAAGACTGCCATGGGGATGGTGCAAAATTAGGGCATTACCCACACAATCAGGTGTGGTTTCGCTTTTTAACTTGCCATCGCCCACATAAATCAAAGCATGATTGACATGATGGGTACGCCCAACACGGCACAAGATGACATCGTGCTTTTGTAAGTCGGTTTCATCTTGCATCTTGATAAAACCTGCTTTGGTGAAGTTTTTCTCGTATAAGGGTTCATGGTTCTCATCCTCCCACCAGCCATCTCTGCGGTGAAAATCAGGCAGGTGAATATCAAGCTCACGGCTGTAATAATCACGCACCAAGCTATAACAGTCTTGCACGCCATGATGATACTCACGCCCTAATAATGGGGCTTGATACGCTTTGGGTTTATGGCATTTGACATCAAAGTACTGCTCACCGCCTGCGTGGTAACCAAAAGCACAAATCACCCAATCTATCCCATGTATGCCCATCTGCACCCTATCCACTTCGGACGGCTCAGCATTGCCGTCAGGGTGGCTATGGACAATCGCTTGTATTTGACCCTTTTCCCCCATCTCAAACATGTCAATGGGGTCTATCTCAAAATGCTCGGTAGGATTTGGGGCAATATTATCACAGGGGTAATACTGCCCATCTATGATAAGCCCACAGCACTCGTTAGGATAGGCGGATTTGGCGTGGGCGTGGATAGCTTCTTTAATGGTTTTGGTTAGTCGCATAAATTTTTCCAATAAAAAACCGCCCATGATGAGCGGTTGTTACAACAAATACAAAACTTACTGTATTGGAGTGGATAATGTTGGGAATATGTGAAAATCACCATTAGCATTCATTGCTAGACGATAGTACTTACTTTCATTTTTCTGAATGGTAACTTCTGTTTCATTTAATCTGTCCTGACAAAACCCCCTGCCAGTAAATTTAGCGGATAAAATATGCGTACCTGCGGTTGTGTGAATATTAATACTTTGACTTGACTGCAATCTTGCGTACTTTACACCATTCAAATATATCTCCACAGGGCAACCAGAACCCATAAACCCCATATCACGCCTAACAACTATCGTACTTCTATCAGAAGTTACATTGTTATCAACAAGGGAGACTGTTTCTGTATAATTAACTATTGGTTTGGTGCTACAAGCAGTTAAAACAAACAATAAAGTTAAAGCTATAATAGATTTCATATTTACCGATCTTTTTTAATACAAATAACTAAGAGATTATACAATACAAGTATTGGGATTTCAAACCAAACCAGCGGCAGGAAATCCACAAAAACTGCCTTCATTATCCCTTAATTTGCAATGGGCTAATAAACCGCTACATCTGTCCAAAGTAGGGTCATCGGTTGGCTTGCCATCATGGGTAAATCGTGCTGTACCTGTATAACCACACACTTCGCCACGATAACGACCACAGACTGCTTCATTACAGTAAGTGGTGATTTGACGCACAGGGATTTTTTGCCCTTCAAAGTCCACAGGGTTTGATAGCTCAAATTCTACAATGCCAAGGCTTGGGTTTTCGCTCACCTTTTGTTCTATGTACCATTCTTGCTGGCGGTAATTTTGGGCATCATGGCTGTCAAGATACGCCTGCAGGGTATGCGTTACAGTAAGCTTAGCCCTTGCAAAATCATCATACAATCGGCAAAGGGCTGATACCGCCCCTTGTATGCCATTAATCTTATCGCCAATGCTAAGTTTGGGCGTGCTTGCTCTGCCATCTGAACGCATCTCCAAACCGTCTGCCTTGATGGCGATGGGATGAAAATCCTGCCCCTGCCATCTAATCACCCCATCGTTATGCCCATGAAAACGGTAAATCTCACCGCCCAATTTTCGTGCGTCAAGCTCATACAAGGTAATAAAGCCTTGTACAGTGGTTTGTTGTATGTCGGTGTTAAAACTCATGGCAATCTCATTTGATTAATCCGCCCAAGTGCCTGCATAACGCTAAGCACTTAGGCTATTACTTCCCAGTTTAACCAGTAAGTTAAACTTACCTTAGCTTACTTATCTTGTTCAGCCTGTTCAGCCCCATCATCTGCCTTGTCTGTGGCTTCACTAGCAAGGGCAGCACGCACCCCATAGCGATTGTCCTTAAAAGACAGAATAAAGGCGGTGACCGTTTGGCTGTTGTCATAGCCTTGTAGTTGACGCAGTTGATTGGACGCCCACGCTAAAAGGTCAGCACGAAACGCCGTGGTGCGATTGCGTTTTAGCACACCATTATTCGGCTCATTGTTACTCACTTCAAAGCCGTCATCCTCAGGGTAGTAGATGACTTCAATGGTGGCAGCTTTATCGCCGTGTTGGTTTTTCCAAAAGTCCACCTGTGCGATAAAGCTCTGTAATACCGTCGCTTCGGTGCGTGATAGTTCGGTTAGAGTTGTTTCACTCATTGTTTTGCTCCTAAAAAAGCCCTTGATTTACAAGGGCTGTGGGTATGTCGCCGACATTAATGTCGGCGAGTTAAAAAACCGCTCATCAGATGGGCGGTTTGGTTTAAAAAACCTGCTTTAAAGTAAACCCAATTTGCCAAACATCGCCCCCCGTCTTTTGGCGTGATATCTCACCATCTAGGCGGACTTTAATGGCAGGCTCGCCCTTGATGGGGGCAAAGGTAAATGGCTCTACCCCTTTGGTATTTAATAAAAAGCTCAAAATCTCATCAATCACCGCCTTTGTGTCAGTCTTACTACATTGCCATGATTTACGGCTGTTGTTAATGCCAAAACTTACCGCCTGCTCGTAGCCATCACCAAAGGCGGTTATGGTGGTATTTAAGGCGGTTGTTTCGCTACTGTCTGCCGATATGTCCCATGTAAAAGTTTTCATTTTTTGCCAATTCTATGTTAAAATTTACCATAAATTATCCTTTTAAGTACCGTTTAAAGGGGTAATAAAAAACCCAACTGTTTGCACCAGTTGGGTTTTGCTTATCTGCGGTATAGCCTGTCAAGATGTCCGTTTTGTTTGCTCTCTTGTATCACGACTTGCCGAGCGATTTTTGCCATGGCTTCGCCCATGGTTTTACCCATTTGGGTATCGGCTTGGACATTACTACCGTCAGAGTTTACGGTTACATGGACATTAATATGATTGACATGACCACCAATGCCATCACCACGGTTTAGCCGTTCAAGATTGCTAACGCCGATACGCTTTGTAGCTTTAGCATTTAGTACATATTCTTGACCATGTACCACCCCTGCCACCTGATTTATCCCCATGTTGCCTGTGTAGCCCCCTGTGGCAAACCCTTTGGGGCTAATGGCGTTAATCATGCTTAACACATGCCCCTGTTCCAAAGACACTTTGGCGACATTGGCAAGTTTCTGCCAAATTGTCACCGCTGATGGGTCTGCCCAAGCATCAGCAACCGCCTTACCCATTTTAACGCCCACATCCGCCAAGGCATAGGCTTTTGACGCAGCGAACATCACACGGTAGGCTTTGGACTGCTCACCTGCTGTGTTTTTTAAAAACCCTGCAAATGCTGTTAAATGCTCTTGATAGTTTTTGACTTTAGCATCTTTTTCGGCTTGCTCATATCGCTCGGTGATTTGCTGTCTTAGGCTTGTGGCATTTTCAAGCTTATCGCTGTGCATTTGCTCATACCTATCAATTACCGCCATTTTTTCATCATATTCACGCTGTAGCCTTTGAGCTGGCGTTTCATTTGCCAGTGCTGTATCTTTCATTAGCGTATCAAATGCTTGTTTAGCATTTAGAGCATCTTTGGCATTTTGTAGCTTAAAGATGGCGTCTATTAGCTCATTGATTTCATCAGTGGTCGCATGGGCGTATTTGTCTGTCTGTTCAAGCTCATAAAAAAAGTCATCTAAGGGGTGATTACTGCCTAGCAATGCCAGCTGTTTGTTAATATCTTTTAGACTTTCCTCAATGCCATCGCTTGCTTGTTTGGCGTCTTTGGCGGCTTGTAGCTTAATCATCTCATCTTTAAGAGTTGCCAACTGCTCAGTGGTATAATAAGCATATTTCTCAGCGTTTTGTAAGTCATATAAAAACTCAGCCAACGGCTCTTGACTACCCATTATTGCCATCTGTTTTTTGATGTCTTTTAGCGTGCTTTCAAACTCTTGGGTCGCCTCATGGCGATTGGTTGCATCAATTAGCTCTTGACTTGTTTTCTTGACTTGCTCAAACAAATCCAAAGACGCTCGGACAGATTTGTCGGTTTCATCATATTGTCTTTGCATGATTTCAATGCTAGTCAACCCCACATTGGCGAGATTTTGCTGGGCTTCATGCAGCTGTTGGGTGAGCGTTAAAATATTGCTTTGTAAGATTTGCTCTTGTGCCAACTTTTGTAATCGGCTGGTGTCTTGTTTGCCGTATTTACCAAAGGCAATGTCTTTGGTTAGCTGGGCGTATGGGTTGCCTGCAATGTGCTGTTTGGTTAAAAATATCTCTTCTGCGGTTTTTTGTAGTTCGCTTTCAAGGTCGTTTTTTACGCTTTTAGCAAGGTTTTTGGCTTCTTTGGCTGCTATCGGTGCTTTATAGGCGATACCAATTGCCAAGCCCTCTGATATCCAGCCACCAACTTGTTTCATCACACGAGATGGCGAATGAATGTCAAAAAAGCCTGTGATGGCATTTTTTACGCTACTTGCCATCTCTTTGGCTTTGCTAACCGCTGCATCTATTTTCTCGCTGATACCATTAATAAAGCCCTGCATGGCATCACGCCCAACTTGTAGTAAATCTTTGCCAAGTTTTTTTAAGGCATCTACAATGTTACCAACCAATTTTTTAAAGATATCAACGGCTTTTTGAAAACCATCTTTGATGGCGTCTTTTACGCCCTGCATATCGCCAGTTAATACGGCTGTTATCACTTTAAAAGCGGTGCTAAAGATGGTTTTCACCATCTCAAAGCCTGCATTAAAAATGCTGGCAAAAATGGTAACACCTGCCATAAAAATCGCTTTCATGACTTCAAATTGTGTACTGATAATGCCAGATATTTTATCAAAAACATGGCTAACAACACTGACAACCGCCTGCCAAACGGTTTTAGCAATACCGACCAAGCCGTCCCATGCGTTTTTAAAAAACTCTAAAACAGATTTGATGATAGGCTTTATTTTATCAATGGCGTAAGAGACAAATTTTGTTATCGCATGCCACACACTTTTAGCAATATTGGCAATGCCATCCCAAACCGCCCCTGCCACATCCACAATTGTGCTAAATATTTCACCAATATTAGCTACCATGTCTTGTACTGGTTTTGGCATTTGTGATAACCAATTAAAAAAGGTCTGTTTGACTTTATCCCAAAGCTCGCCAAACCATTCGCCAACGCCCTGCCAAGTCTCTTTAATGCTCTGCCATGCGTGATTTGCCTTTTGTTTAATTGTGTCCCAATTACGGTATACATACACACCTGCCGCCACCAGTGCAGCAAAAGCCGCAATCACAAGCGTAATCGGACTGGTTAGCACTGCCATCACCGCCGCCAATGCACCCCCCGCCACTGTTGCCAGCGTTGCCACCCCTGCCCATACAATCAGCACACCTTTAAATAATAAAAACGCCCCAGCAACCGCCCCAACACCGCTCGCCAGTGCAATTGCAAGCTCAGGGTTTTCCTCAAAGAATACTTTTACATTGCCTGCAATATCAACCACACCTTGCATGGCTGATTTTAATTGTTCAAAGGCATCTTTGGCAGTTTGTATCGCAGATTGCCCAAAATCAGACTCTAAAAATGCCGTACCCATTTCTTTGGCTTTGGCAATGGTATCAGTGATGGCTTGATTAATCGCAGGCAAGCTATCAACAAATGATGACGCCCCCAACGCAATGCTATTAATACCATCAGCAAGCACGCTGGATAAACCGCCCTCACCATTCATGATGGCATCAACACCAAGACGCCATTGCGTTTGAATGTTTTGCATTGCACCGTTGATGGTTGTAGACATTTTTTTGGATTTTTCAGCAAGCTTATCACTTGCAGACGCACCAGCAAGGGCATCATAAACAACCTTTGAGGTAAGCTTACCTTCTTTTGCCATATCTCGCAATTTGCCTGTTGTTACCCCTAGGCTGTCTGCCATCAGCTCCATAATAACAGGAGCTTGCTCGGCAATTGAGTTAAACTCATCACCACGCAACACCCCTGACGCCATGGCTTGCCCAAGCTGAGTTAATGCGGCCGCTTGGCTTTCTGCACTACCACCACTGACACGCATTGCTGTTGTGATATTTTCGGTAAACTTAATCACTTCATCTTGGCTTTTGCCAAGTTGTTTTAATGACCGCTCATTTGATGCGTACAATTGCCCAACAGAGTCAAGGCTGACCATATTACCCATCGCAATGCGTTCTATCTCACTCATTGCATGGGCATAATCTTTGGTGCTTGTGGTGGCAATTTTAATTTGGCTTGTAAGTGTTTGCATGTCATCGGCGGTGGCAATGATACCACCAACGCCAGCAACAGCAAGGGCGGTAAACATCACGCCTTTTAATGTGCCAAACGCTGTTTTTAAGCCATCTGCTTTATGCTTTAAGTCATCAATATCATTACCTGCTTTTTTGGCATCATCACCAAACTTTTTAGCCCCATCACCTGCTTTTTTAGCTTCATCACCAGCTTTTTTACTGGATTTTGACGCCTTATCCGCTTTGTCTGAAAAGCCATCAATACCAACGCTTGCCTTACCGCTTGATTGTTCAATCTTATCAAAATGCTCTTTTAGATTTCCCAAGGCGGTATTAGCACTATCGGCATTTACCTGTATGTCTAAGCGGTATGTATTTAACATAAATTCACCCAATAAAAAAGCCCAATCTGAACGATTGAGCAAACACCAATACCCCACTCACCATCTGATGAGCAGGGTTTTAAAACTTGTTTAATTCTTAACGATAAATCAAGGCAGCACCACCATAATAATTAATGCGATTTTTCTCAAACATCGGTCTGCCATTTTTATTGGTCAGTTTCATATCATGGGTAAGCCTGACAATGTCATTAATGTTATCTGCGACGAAGTTATACATATTTTTACCCATATTCTCATCAAAGAATCTGATATCACGCATCTGCTTAATGAGTTGTGCATAATCTCTTAGGTAAACAGCACTGTCTACAAGCACTTTATAAAGCAGGACATCATCCACAGGCTTTTTACCGTGTTGTAATATCAAGCCATGCACATACTCAACCGCTTGATATACCTGCTCACCTGTCAGCTCATCAACACAGCCCACATCAAAGCGTTGGTGTATCATTTTCCACACATTGCTATAAATCGCCCCTGTCTCGGTAACGAGCATATTTACCGCTTGTACCAGTGGTTTGCGTTCATCTTTGGTTGCTCGTGGATTGATCGCCACGCCATCATGCCAATAGTCAAATAACGCTTGATAGCACTCTTTTTTGTAAGTGATGAGCGTTTCTTTGATTTCAGCTTTGACACGGTTTGTATCTACACCAAATAACCAACCATTTAAATATTGGATTGGTAGGCATAGCATTTTGTAGATTTTACGGTCTGCACCAGTTGTTGTTATCATAACAATAACTGAATTTAACACTTCATCACGCTTTATTCTTGTAAATTGGCTAGCCCAATCAAGACCAATATTTTCGCAAATTGGTTTCATGGCAACATAATGGTTACCGTCTTTTTCAAGAGTGATTAAGGTTTGATTGTGAAAATTCACGGTTTGGATTTGATTTGTCATGATGACACCTTTGAGATTTAGTTAGTAAAAATCGCATAGAGCGACAGGTTTCAACTACTGCTCAAAGACAGCGGAGCTTATTCCCCATTGCTGGGTATTATATTAGGCTCTCTCAACCCGTCATAAGACGATTTGAAATGGTTTTTATCACAAAAAGAATTCGGATTAACTTTAGGATAAAATAGGCATAAAAAACACGCACTTTCGGGGCGAGATTTGATACCGCTTTGAGTTTAGTAGTAAGTATATAATACAACAAAAGCCCCACCATGTAAAGTGGATTTTACTGCCAATTCATAATTAAGTCTTTTGCCTTGTTAATATTAATCTTATCATCTATTGCCGTTGATGCTTTAAGTAAATTCTTAATGTCAGAAATTAGGACATTACTATCACTAGCAAAATAAGATTTATCATAGACTTTTCCATGAACACTACCCCAATGACGGCATAGCTCGGCTATCATTTCATCATCATACCTTAGTGCCAAATTTACACGGTCAATGACTTGTTGATAACAACCATTTTTTAAATCCTGCTTGTTCAAAATCCGAAAGATTTTAAACAGCTCTTTATAATGAGCCTTGTAAATTGTTGGCGGTTCGCATGAGATTTTTAACATCTCAACTGCTTTACTTAAATCGCCCGACTTCTTAACTTCCAGGGCTTCCAAGTAGTTATCAAGGTAATCATCTTCGCTATGTATGGTCCAAGAACCATCGGGGTGTTCTGTGATGATAGTCCTGAACCCAAAATCCTTATTTTTCATGCTAATTGCTAGGGAATTTGTGTTTATTAAGGATTTTGATTGAACCGTTGGATTTGTCTATAATCAAGGCTTCCACAGGTGTTTTGGCTTCACCAACTTTGCTTTCCGCCTTGACATAAATCTCAATTTTTTTCGCCTGCTCAAAATCACTCTTATAACTATGAACTTTTAAGTTGTGAATAAGCGGTTTTAACTCACCGCCGTCCACTCTATACCCAACAACTCCTGATGTTGGCATATCCAAAACAGATAGCTCATCCCCTTCTTTAACAGGAAGAAACGCACCCTTCATTTCCCAATTTTCTAGATTGATACTAACCGAGAAAGAATATGGGTCTTCTTGGATGTTTGGGTATCTATATCCCGACAGGTCAAACAGGGAAATTTTTCTGCGATAATCTGGAAAATGGCTTAACAGTGTTTCATAATCCTTTGATTTCATCTCAATAACGCCTTTATTCTGAGTGATTGAGATGTTAGGGCAGGTGAGTTTATAATCGGTATATCCCGCCCTGTCTGATTTAACAGGGTTGGGGAAAGAGGCTTCCTTCTTCCAATCCGCATACAGCTTGATACTGTCATTATTGGCATTTAGAATTAAAGATACAGTATCACAAACGATATCCTTCTTTGGTTGTGCGTGTGCAAAACCTGTAAATGAAAGCCCAATCAAAATAAATTTAAAAAGCTTTTTCATTCAATAACTCCCTAGTTAATCGGAGTTATAACTTTACAACATTTTTTCTTGTTTGTTAAGATATTTTTTTGAAATAAAGCCCTAAGTTTTCTTAGAGCTTTTGTTATACTCATCAAGCCATAAATCATCAAGCATAAAAATAAGCTCAAACAGCCACGCCCTTGGCAATAAGCTTTGATAATGCTCACAAACATCACAAACATCACGCACAGACAACGGTAGGGCTATGCCTTGGGTGTATCGCCTTGCTCGGTTTGCTAGGGCAAAAACCATAAAGACATTGTCAACATATACATCGGCAGCGGCAGGCGTGGGTAAATCAATCCCCAACCGCTGATAGCTTTCAATACGGTTTGGGGTAAGTGTTACCCTGATTTTTTCCCATTGGTAGCAGTCGTGGACTTTTTTACCAATTTTGCCTTGTTGTCTTCAAATTCTTGGCTAAGGCTGGCATAAGTTTCAAATAGCAAGGTAATAAACTGCGTTAATTTGTCTTTTTCAAAACCTTGGTCAAGCAAAATTAAAAAGTTATCGCCATTGATGGCTAATGGCTCACCATCAGCGGTAACATTCCATTGACTGATACAATACTCACCTAAGATAAATAGCATGGCTTCGTATTCGCCAATTTCATCTTGGCTATCACGCTTTAAGCTGTCTTTGGTTACCTTTTTGGGCGTGTTTGCTATCTTTTGTACCTCAGCGGCTGCTCGTTTAAATTCTTCGCTTGCTTGAATTTCAAGCGTCAATTCAAGCCCATCAAATTCAATCTCACGCTTAGCATTAATCTTAGCGTCTTTTTTTAATAGTGTTAAATCAAATGCCATGTTATTTTTTTCCTTATCGAATCGTATGGATAATGGGGCATTGCCCATCTTAATTAAAAAACAAATGAACGGCGGTTAAAATCATATCCAGCTTATAAAGCGTAATCAGACTTGCCACCATCAGCCAAATGACAAATAAGCCGTGTTTTTCAATTAAATATTTCATAAAATCCACAATTATGGTAATATATTCCACAAGTTAATTCCTTTTATCTGCCAAAAGGGGTTAATAAAAAAGCCTAGCTATTTGCAGTAGCTAGGCTTTTGTTTTATCACTGATTAGGCGGTATGTTTCTCAATGACTGGGCTTTCATCAACCACCGTGTAAGACAAATCCACGGTAACCAAATCTGTGCCTGATGGGCTTGGGATTTCGCCCGATACCTGAAATTTGGGTATTTTAATCACATACTTACTATTACCAAACTTAATCGGTAACTCAAGGCTTAGCGTTGCCCCTGTCATTTGGTTACTAATCATCTCATGGGCTTTTTGGCTATAAGCAATCGTCATAGAGCCTGTAATGTTGGTAAGCATGGCTAAGATATTACCACCATAGATATTATCGCCCAAGCACTTTTGTACTTGTGTTTGGTTATCAAGCTCAAAACTAAAGCTTTCAACACACACATCAAGTTTTGTGCCATCAACTTTAATCTCACCAATAGACAAACCGCTTGCCTTAGCGGTATCTGTTTGGGCGGTCGGTGTTTTGGCAAATGATGCCGTTTTACTTTCTTGATAGCCTAGACCTGTCATGCCAAATTTTAGTTTAATTAGGCTTGATGTATCCACAGTCAGCCCAAAGCTTGATACAACGCACCCTGTAAAGACATGGTTAACATTAATATCGCTAAAATCCTTGGCTATAGCAAACTGATGTTTTGTTGCACCAACACTTAGCGTATTAGGGCTAGCACCTGCTGACCATTCGCTCCAAAAAGCAGCAGCAATTAATTCATCATACGCACCAAACATAAGCTCGGTCTCAATATCACCCTGCACACTTGCTGATGTTACCATGCCCGCTTTTGCCATGCGTGAACCTGAAAGCATCTCACTGTTTGTAAGCTCTGTGGCAACGGTTAGCCCATTACTGATATTTGGTAAGGTTTTCCAGCCAGTTTTAGGCAGGGTTTCGCCTGTTTGTTTGGCATACGCCGTTTTAACAAATGCTCCACTAGACATAAATCAATTCTCCGTATCATCAGTTCGTTGTTTTAACACTCGGTAATACTGACGCATATAATAAAGTTGGTCTTTCATTAATATCCACTCATGTGGGTGAATATCTTTGGGTTTTGGGGCGTCTAATATTGCCCCAAGTTCATTAATTTCACCATACAGCTGTAACAGCCGTCGGTGTCGGTTTTTTGGCATTAGTAGTATCTCCATGCTACGCTTACATTGATTTGGTAGTAATCATGAAATCCTGCATTGATGATGCTGGGGGCTAACAGTTCAAGCCTACCAAACCGCCTTGTTTGTAAATGATTAGCTAGGCTATCCGCCTTTTGCTTAATCGCCACCGTGCCTAAATCCTGTGGGCAAAACAGCTGTATTACCAGCGTGCCTTGTTGCAGGATATTAGGCGTATTGCTAATACTGCGTACTTGATTGACACCACCCAAAATTGTAACCCTGCCCCAAATGCCATCAGGGGGTTTAAAGTTTCGGTTTTCTTTGGCTAAGGGGACATCATCAAAATACTCCCAAGCTTTGATATGCGTCAGTAGCGTTTGTTCAATGTGTGCTGTGTCCATCATTGCCCCTGTGTTGCTCGTATAATTTCAGCAATACCCTTGAATAGCTCCAAACTCGTAAAGTTTTATTTTGGCTAAACGCATTCATCACTTTATCCTATGATAGATTGCCCAATGCACTGTTAAAGGCATTACCGTACACCCCTGTTGGGGCTTGTTGTGACCAGCCGTGTTCAAGTCGCAACGCATAGGGCAGGTTGTTTTGAATGTAGATGAGTGGGTAGGTGTGTTTTGGCAGACCTAAGACAAGCTCAATGCCACCGCCTGTCTCGGCATAGCTAGGACTGCCAATGCTGATATGATGGGCATTTTTGTAACGCCCTTTACGCACAGGACTTAGAGCGATGACATTGTTATAACAGTCAATGGCAAATTTGCGATAAGTGGCGTCAATCTTATCAGCAATGGGTTCAATGCTAAGCTTTTTATTCCATTTAATGCCCATTAAAAGCCCCTTAGCTGAATTGTAAAGCTCACCTCAGCAGGATCATGACTGATACTGATGATTTTCATCTCGTTAATCTCATCATCAATCTGTGGTATCTCTGTCAGCTCATCTTGTAAGCAAATCAGCTTAACATCGCTTTGCATGATGGTCTTGTTATCAATCTCATGGGCGTAAAAGCCTGTAAAAACGCCCCTACCGCTGTAATTGATGGTAGATAGTACTTGGGTATCATTAACCGCCCAATCGTCATCAGATAAGATGACACGCTTAGCTGTGAAGTCTTTGACAGCATCCGCCAAATCGGTGTTAAAGGCATTGGCGATGTCGGCTGTGATTTCTTGTCTCATAGCCTACCCACCAACGCATTTACGCCATAGCTCTTTTTGATGTACGGCTGCATCAAGGCAAGGGCAATCATCTCATGCTGACCCATTGCCTGACCGTCCGCCCCATCGGCATAGGTTTTTGAAACAGACACATCCCCTGCTTTTGACGATTTGCTCGTCACTACGCCTTCGGTGCGTCCTGCCAACAGTTCGCCATTCATAAAAGCATGGGCAAGCTCAAGCCCTGCCTGCTTGATAGGCTCTGGCACATCGCCCACAAACTTCACACCTTTATTGATGAGATAGGCATTAACCACCATCAGCACACGCTCTTTATCAGGCGTATCAATGGGTAAATCATCTAACATAAAAACCCCCTAAAATACCCTTATAAGGATTTGGGTAAACCCCTATAAGGGTCAGATTATTCCTCTTTTGGCTTTCGGGTACGTTTTGGCTTGGTATCGTCATCGGACACATTATCATCAAGCTCAAATCTTGGCAAATGCTCATAAGCTATTGGCACTTGCCCACAAACTTTATCACATTGTTCAAGATAATCTACCGCACCATAGGCTTTGGCGTTGCGAATAATAAGCCCATGCTGTTTAGCATAGGCTTGATTTTCTTGGCTAAAGTCATCGGTAAAATACAAAATACGCTCCATACCTTACTCCTAGGCTTTTGCGACAACCAACACGCCTGCGGTATCTTTGTCGCTTGATGCTGTCTTTTTCCAGTTGGTAGGCGTTGCCAATGCACCAGCGTTAGGATTTGCACCGCCTGCGGTCATATCCCACGTATACCCTTTAACGGATGCACCATAAGACCATTCAGCTTGATAAGCATTAGTGATGTTCTCTGTGCCTGTTTTTGGCACAATCACGCTGTTAAAATCGTTTTGGTTGTGGACAATCAAACCGCCTTCGGTTAAGCCCAAAATGTTATGCTTAGTGCTTTCATCGACCAAATCAGGGCAATCGGTTACGATAAACAAGCGTCCTTGTGGGTCTCGCAGTACACTGACATTTTCATAAGTGAATAGTCGCTCGTTGTTGCCAAGTGCTTTTAGTTGTAGGTTTGTCAAAGCACCAGAGTGCATTACCCACGCTCCAATCGCTTGTGAACGGTCGCCAAAACGGCTAGCCCCTTTGGTTAGGCTTGCAAAATCAAGGGCGGTTGTACCATCGCCTTCCACAAGAGCGGTATTGCCTTTAATGGCTGATACACCGCACTTAATGGCGGTATTTAGCATATCGGCAATGGTTGCACGTCCAAGCTGTTCACCAATCTTGATAGCGGCAAGCTGTGGGTTTTGCATTGTCCAGTTGTACTGTGCCGCCTCCCATAGGATTTCAGGCGTACCTGCTGCGATTTTTACCGCCACGTTTTTATGTTGGGTCAATCGTGCAGATGAAATGTTGTTTTGCCCATTTTCCACATCACGATGACGTACAAGGTTGGCAATCGCCTTAAAAGATGACGCTACATCAAAATCGCCCTTAAACGGCTTGGCAATCAGTTGAATTGTGCTGTTAGATTGTGCGTTAAATTTATCCACTTGTTGAGCGATAGTCTCGGTCATTACAAGGTGGGTTTCTTGGTTAAATTTGACTAAATCAAAAGCCACATTTATTCTCCGTTGTTTTGTTCATTTAGCCATGCAACACGCTCCTCATCGGTTTTGCAATCGGCTAAGGATTTGGGTGTATTTTTGCCCACGCCTGCTTGTGTCGCACCTGCACCACTTGCCGACGAACCACGCAAAATGCTGTCTTTGTGTGGGTATTGGCTGATGATGATTTCTAGTGCTTCGTCAAAATCTGCAAGCTCGCCTGGGTTCTTGCGTGAGTAAATCGGGTTTCCCCCCAAATTAGCCACAATCTTGCCGTTTTCCATCGTGAAATGACTGCCAAATGAACTTTGGACAATGTCAGACGGCAACAGCGTTTTGTCTTTGATAAAACTTGAGCGGGCAAATGCACCACCAATCACGGCATTGTTATATTCTTGTTTAATCTTATTGATTTGTGCGTCTTTCTCGGCAAGCTGTTCATCAAAAGCCTTTTTCGCTTCCGCTTTGACTTTCTCAACTTCGCCTGCGTCAATCAATCGCTTATCATCAAGGTTTTTAACCGTTTCAAGGGCTTTTTTAGCATCGTCAGCATTTAGACCATCAAAAGCCTTAAGCAAGGTTTCCGCTTTTTCTTTGGCTTCTCGGTGCTGTTTGGCTTCTGCATTGAGTTGTGAGATTTTCGCCATGTTTTGCATGGCGTCAAAAGCAATCTCTTGCCCATCGTCATACATATAAACAGGCTTACCATCTTGCACAACCACATTACCGTTTTCATCAGTTTTTAATTGCATGTTTGTCTCCATTTGCGTGCTATCCAGCACAAAACACCCTTGGTTTTCCAACCTTGGGCAACAAAAAAGCCCTATAATTGGGCCTTAATCTCATCTAGCGTCATCGGTCTTAAATTCTTATCAAATTCTTTAAACTCATCAACGCTACTTTCTTGAAATAGTTTGGCTTTTTTCTTGCCCAAAACTTCCACTTGATACGCTTTGGGCTGATTTTTTAGCCATTCATAATAAGTTTGATTTTTAACCACCCCATCCATGCTCGCTCGCTGTTTGGGCGTTTGATAGCCATCATAAACAATCTCAAAACTTGTACGGCAATTGTAATGATAGGGCGGATAAACTGCCTTATCAATCGGCATTATCTCACCGTCCAAATGCCTACAAATACCACTTGTTCGTAAATCTAAGGTTGCAATGACTTTAATGCCTTTGATGATGTCTTTGTTATCATGAATAAATTGCTGTTTGGCTTGGCTTGCAACAATGGCTGTACCTGTGTGAGCAATGGTCTTGGCATGGCGTGTTGTGATTTGTAAAATCCCATCTTGGTAGCGGTTTTTGCGTGTACCCCTGATAATCCTAACAAGCTCTTGGTTTGGTAAGCCATTGGCATAAGCATAGCTGATGGCATTACTTATCTTTGTGCTTTGCTCATCGCCAAACTTAGCCAAAATCTGATTAAGCGTTACACCAACCTGAGCAGATAGCTTGATGGGGCTGTCTGCATCAAATTGTGGCTCATTCATGTTTAGCGTATCTGGCTTATCATCATCAACCATTTTGGTTTCAAGCGTATAACTGTAATTGTATAGCTCTTGCCAATCTTGGGTTAACTCCAAGGCGTAACCTGCCAAAAAGCCCAAGAGCTCCTGCTTACTTTCGCCAATTAATAACTCAAATTCTTTATAGTTAAGCTCACTAATTTCATGACGAAATACCACCAATTGTAAAAACTCATCAATTTCATTAAGTGTGGTTTTAAACTTATTTGCCAGATGAACCTTGAACCTTTCTAAATTGATTAAATGCTTCATAAGTCATGCTCGGTTGTTCAATTAAGCCATCTATTTCATCATTGCTAAGCTCGCCACTGATTAAATTAAACTCACGGGCTTTATCATACAGTACAGATTTAGGCAGCTTGCCTGCGTCAATTAAACCTGATAGCTGTGTTAATAAGCCAATATCAACCGCATGTTGGCTAAATTGCTGTCTAATAACAAATTTCGGTGGATGCTTTGCCCCTGTGTATCTATTGCACCAGTTTAATAGTGATAAAAAGCCTTCGTTAATATTGGCAACACATAAAGATGCTTGGCTGTGCTGTGCTGATGTTTCATTTTCTGCTTGGGTTGCTGTTTTGATTGTACTGTTTGCTTGCTTGTGCGTTCAGTAGCCTTGTTTGACTACCTAAAGTTGTTGCCGATATGCCGAATTTTTCTTGAATTTGTAAGCCAGTCATACGCTTACCTGACCTTTTTAGATAGCACAAAACAAGGTGCATTTTGCTATTTATCCTTTGGTTGTTAAAATCACGCTTTTTTGCTGATTTTTTCTTTGGCTGTTCGGAATTGTCAAGATTGATGACTTTGCCACCTTTTTTGATAAATTCAGCGATTTGTTGCTCTTGGGTGTCTAAATCTGTTCTTGAATAATTAAAATCATTGCTCACAGAATTAGAGTTTGGTATAATAAATTCGTTCATTTAACTTTCCTTAAGTTAATCCGAAAATGGATACCGCCCCTAGCGATAACTAGGGGTTTTTTTTGTTGTTCTCTGACATATTCCCAATTAATATCAGGACGCAAGTCTTCCGCTTTTACCTTACCGCCTGTCGCTTGCTCAATAGCTAAGCATCTACCCCTTGGCGGATTGTTTTTATCCCATTTACTCAATGCCCAAGGCGTGATGCCAAGTGAGCGAGCCAAGGCTGATCAATTTCCTAAAATGATACGCCGTTATTCCAAAGGTCAAGCCAAGCCAAGAAACGACAAAATGAAACTGCTTACGCAATTTCTTGGTGTACCTATAACTTGGCTTGATTACGGCGAAGGTGAGATGACAAAAAATAATGATAAACTCGCCCCTATCACCGAATGGGACAATGGCGCCCCATTGGATGACGATGAAGCTGAGATCCCTTTTTATAAAGACATTGCCTTCGCCTGTGGGCATGGTGCGGTCAATGATGAGGTGACGCATGAAACTCGCAAATTACGCATGGGTAAGCGTACACTGAGCAATCTTGGGGTAATGTCTGAAAATGCCTTTGCAGTCACTGCCCGTGATGACAGTATGACGCCCTATGTACAAGATGGCGACACCATCTATATCGATAAAGGACGAAAAGAAGTCAAAGATGGGCGGATTTTTGCGATTCGCTTTGGGGAGCTGTGCTTATGTAAGCGTCTGTACCGACTGCCTGATGGTGGCGTGCGTATCGTCAGCGATAATGCCGCTGAATTTCCTGAGCAGGTCGCCACCAAGCAGCAGATCAGCGATGGTGAGTTTGAAGTGATTGGCTGGGTGTGGAGTGTCAGCCGTCTTGAGCGGTGGTAATGAATTTAAGATCACCAAACGCATATTGAAGAAAATTTAGGAGTAATAGCCGTGACAGCAGAAACCTTTCATTTAATACCAGCTATCACAGGTGCTGTGAGTGGCGCTGCATCAGTTGGTTTGCTAAATGGACCTTTGCAAACCTTGCAAGATATTTGGTTTGTGGTATATGGTCACAAGTGGCATTATAAAGTTGAAAGCATTAAGGCTCAACAAGCAATAACAACATTCAGACCGGTATTGAAAAAATACCAGCAAATGCACTCAAAGACCCCAATGTGGCAATTATCGGCCCAGCGTTGGAAGCCAGCCGATTTCATATGAACGAAGAGAACATTCGCGAAATGTTTGCCAATTTGATTGTGTCAGCCATGGATGAGAGAAAAGATGGTCAGGTGCATCATGCGTTTGTAGAGATTATCAAATCACTTAGCCCATTGGATGCTAAAAATTTAAAATACTTAAACCAAGATAGTGCCAAGAATATATCGCCAATTGCGAATATTATCAGGCAAGAAAGTAACAGCTATCATATGCTTTATCAGCATGTATTTTTGGGCAATCCTGAAGTATCAGATCAGGATCTGATAGCGCCATCGATTGATAATCTATCACGCCTTAAATTAATCGATATAACATACAATGATTATTTGACAGATGATTCAGAATACGAGTCTTTTTATCATTCAGCACCCTATCAAGAAATGACTTCAGCGTTAAACAAGGAGCATGAGGCTCTAAACCTAGATATCTCCATACTTCAAAATCCCGACTTGAAAATTGAATTCGAAGGCAAGATTCTAAACAAAGATGAGCGATCTGAAAAACTTGATCAGGTGATGAAAGGTTTGGAATCCAAGATTGAGATACAAAAAGGCATTATTAAACTTACTGCTTTTGGTAAAAATTTCCTAAGCGTCTGTTCGCCCACGACTTAGAGACTGCTTAATCTCAT